CCGCCGGCGCCGGCACCGACCTACAACCCTATGTATCAGCGCAAGCCGACCGAGGCCGAGCTGATCGCCGAGAAGGCAGCCAAGAAGGCCGCCGATGAGCTGGCTGCCCGCAAGGTCGCCGCCGACAAGGCAAACATGGAGCAGGCCGCCGCCGCCGAGAAGGCTCGCGCCAAGGAGAAGGTCTGATGGCCAGCCCGAAATCGGATGTGGCAGCCGGCTCTGATGTGCCGGTCGAGCAGCGCGTCAACGATGTGCTGGCTGGCTATGCGCACGGCTTCAACAATGCGAGCCCGCGCACCCAGGAAGAGCTGGACGAGATCCGCTCGCTGTTCGAATACGAACTGTCGCGAGATCCGGTCGAGCCAGATCCGCCGCCGGAATGACACCCGAGCAGCGCGCGTTCATCGCCCAGAAGGCGATCGGCTGGATCATGCGGGATCACGAGCCGTCGCTGCACGGGCTGATGCTCGCCTGCAGCGATCGGCGAACACTCGCCTACCAGCTCCCGCCTGTCAGCGAGGTTAAGCATCGCGAGCTGATGCTGCGCTCGGGCCTGCGCCTCGGCTTCATCACGCCGCTCGGCAACATCAAACCGATGGGGAACGCCTGATGGCGCAGAACGCGATCGCCGCGGTGATGACGTCGGACCCAGTTGGCCGCAATGCCATCGACGTCTCGCGCGACGAAAACGACGACGGCGCGGGCTTTCTCTCGACGTCGGTAATGCGGCGCCAATACACCGACTACATCGGCAACAAGATCCTCGAGATCGAGGAGCAAAAACAGAGCCGGCACTACTATCACGGCGCGCACTGGACCGCGGAAGAGATCAGGATCCTCAAGAAGCGCCGGCAGCCGGTCGTCGTCTACAACCGGGTCAATCGCAAAGTCGATAGCATCATGGGCCTGGTCGAGAAGCTTCGCCAGGATCCCAAAGCATTTCCCCGCAAGCCCAACGATGACGACGGCGCCGCAGTCGCAACGCAGGCCATCCGCACCGTTCTCGATCAGATCGATTGGCGAACGCTCGATCACGACGCCACCGAGCGCTGCGCGATCGAGGGCATCGGCGGCATCGAGCTGAAGCTCGCCAACAGGGCCAATCCGGTTGGCAACGAGCCTGCGGATCCAGAGGTCACCGCCGACTACATCTTCGGCGAGGATTTCTACTACGATCCGCGCTCGCGCCGGCCCGATTTTACCGATGCGCGCTACATGGGCATTGCCAAATTCCTCGACATCGAGGCGGCGATCGAGCTGTTCCCCGAGAAGGAAGACGAGCTGCGCGCCGGCGTCGACCACGGCTTCGAAGTCACCACGCATTCCGACCAGGAGATCAAGTGGGTCTACACATCGGAGAAGCGCATTCGGCTTTGCGAGCATTGGTACAAGCACAAGGGGCGCTGGTGCTGGTGCTTTTTCGTCGGCGACGTCAAGCTCGATGAAGGCGTCTCGCCTTTTCGGGACGAGAACAGCGACACCATGTGCCGCTTCATCATGTTCAGCGCCGCCGTCGATCACGACGCCGACCGTTACGGCTTCCCGCGCAATCTCAAGGGCCCGCAGGACGAAATCAACATGCGCCGATCGAAGGCGCTGCACATCTCGAATTCGCGCCGCATTATTTCGGAGAAGGGCGCTGTCCAGGACGTCGAAAAGTCGCGCAACGAGTGGGCTCGAGCCGACGGCTGGCTCGAGATCAACCCAGGCTTCTCCGACAAGATCAAGGTCGATGAAACGGCAGCGACCGATCTCGCAGCTCAGATGCAGTTTCTCACCGAGGCCAAAAATGAAATCGATAGCTTTGCCAATGTTAACCCTGCGCTACTCGCTCAAGGTGATCCCTCCGAACATTCCGGTGTGGCAATCGACCTCATGCAACGGGCTGGCCTGGCTGAACTATCCAAATTCCTCCTTGCACATCGCACCTGGCGGATGCGGGTATATCGGGCCATCTGGGGCATCGTGCAGCAATACTGGACCGCCGAGCGATGGCTGCGCGTCACCGACGACCAGAAGGTCGTCAATTTTATACAACTGAACGGCGTCGGCATCGATCGCAATCCGCAGAGCCCGAATTTCGGCAAGCCAGTGCTGGTCAATGCCGTCGGCGAGATCGACGTCGAGATCATCCTCGATGAAGGCCCCGATGTCGCGAGCGTCATGCAGGACGCCTACGAGATCATCAAGGGCGATCCGACCATCCCGGCGACCGTCAAGATCGAGGTGTCGCCGCTGCCGGCGCCGCAGAAGCAGCGCATCCTCGGCGTCCTGCAGCAGGCCGCGAAGAACCAGCCGCCGGACCCCAAGGTGCAGACCGAGCAGCTCAAGTCGCAGAACCAGGCGCAGCAGAACCAGGTCGAGCTGCAGAAGGCGAACATGCAGACCCAGGCCGAGATCTTCAACGCCAGGCAGGACGCCATGGCGCGCGAGCAGGACGCGCAGCTCGCCGCCAACAAGGCCGCAGCCGAGCGAGAGCATCTGCAGCTCGAGATGCAGTTCAAGCAGGCCGAACACCGCGATCGCATGGTCGAGCTGGCGATGAAATCACAGGCCAGAACCGCCGAACACCACCAAAAAATGCAGGCGATGTCGAAGCGGCCACAGCAAAAGGGCACCCAACATGCTTAAACGCATTCTCTTGGCTCTCGCGCTCTCGGTTGGCGTGGCACACGCCGCCGACAACAACGCCAAGCCGGCGCAGCTCATCACGCTGTCGTCGGGCAATGTCGCTGCCGCTGTGGCGAGCGTCACGTTTCCCGCCAAGCCAGGCCAGTTGAACCTGCTGTGCGGCTTCCAGTTCACCTCGGCGGGCTCGACTGCAGCCACCGTCGTCACGGGGACGATCACCGGCCTCAACGGCGGCACCGCGACCTACGTCTACGTCTCTGTCGCCGGCGCCACGCTGGGCAACCCGCCGCTGCAGGATGATTTTACGCCCTGTATTCCGGCGACAGGCCCCAACGTCGCCATCGTCGTCTCGTTCCCCTCGCTCGGCGCCGGCAACACCAACGCCGCGCTGACCGTGCAGGGCTACGCGATCCCGTTCCCGTGATCAGGGTTGAGCTGACAACGAGGGATCTGCTTGTCGCCGCCAACGTCGGCATTGCACGGCATATCAGAGCCATCCAAGACAACATGGGTGCCGTTGCCGGCGTGAATTTTATGAAGCCTGGCACTTGGGAGAGCGACATCATCGGCGCCATGGCCGAGCTGGCGGTGTCCTACCATTTCAATCTGTGCTGGAGCGGCGGTGGCGGCATGGAATTCCCAGACGTTGGCAACTGCATCGAGGTCCGCTCGATCCAAGATCCAGGCCATCGTCTTATTGTGCGCGGCACTGACAGATATTTGCACTTGCCTTACGTCCTGGCGCTCTACGAGATCCCCAGACACTTCCGCCTGCTGGGCTGGATCTTCGGCAACGACGCTAAAAGGATCGGCTCGATAGAAAGCCCAAACGAGCGCGCTGCGGCCTTTTGGGTTGAGCAAAAGCAACTGCGGCCCATCGACGACCTGCTCAAGGTTTTATTTGCAAGGCAGCCCGTTCATGCGAAGGCCGGCTAGAAAGAAGAGAGTGCCGTTCGAGGTGGTGTCGGACGACTATCCGCACATGCAAAGCCTCGATCGGATGAAGGCGCCGATGCGCGCCCTGGTCTACGAGTACGGCTATACCATCGTTGCCGAGATGATCAACGCCGGCTGCGGCAATAACGCCAACGCGCTGCGCCGCGATCTCGAGACCTGGCGGCGCCGGCGCCAGCAAGAGCTGCTCGCACAAGATCACAAGGTCGATCCCGCTCGCTTGCTGGCGATCGCCAACCGCTTTCGCTCTCCCCGGCGATACAGGGGAACGAGACGCACCGCCTCGTAAGCACTAGCGGCGCCACGCCCCCGCCGGGCGACACCGGCGCACACGCATCTCAGCGAAACGAGAACATGGAGGCCAGAAATGGCAACGCGGACTATTGCTGCCGACGAACTTGGACTGGCCGAGGCCATTGCCGACACCGAAAAGGAAATTTTCGATGAAGGCAGCGGTGCAAAGCCGCTCGATAACGACGGCGACCGATCGCTAGAGGAACAGGGCGACGACCTCGAGGGCCGCACCACGGAAGAAGAGCCTGGTGAGGAAACCGAGACCAAGCCCGACGACGAAGGTGAGAAGGAAGCCAAAGCCGGCGACGGCGAAAAGCCCAGAGACGAAAAAACCGGGCAATTCGCTCCTGCCGCCGACGACAAGCGCATGGTGCCCTCGGGCCGTCTCCGCGAGGAGACGCTCAAGCGCACCCAGGCCGAGCAGCAGCTCGCTGATCGCGAGCGCAGGCTCGATGAGATCGCTAAATCTCAGGCCGAGCAGGCGCGTCGTCTCGATGAACTCCAAGCGCGGCTCACTGCACCTCCGCAGCGAGCGCAGCAAGAGCAAGAACAGCAACCAGACCCGTTTGGTGACCCTGTCGGCTTCGGCAGACAGACAGTCGCTGCAGCGGTGCAGACCGCGGAAATGCGCTTTGTCGAAGGCAGTCTCTCTGACGCTGCCGAAACACACGGCGACAAATTCACCGCGGCCTACAACGAGCTGCAAAACGTCGGTCGAGCCGAAATGCAGCGCTTCGGCGCAAGCCCGACGGTTCGCTCGGTCTGGAGCGCTCCGAACCCTGGCAAGGCGCTGATGCGCTGGCATGGGGAACGGCAAGCAGTCCGCGAAGTGGGCGCCGATCCTGCCGCATACCGCGAGAAGATCCTGGCTGACGCTCTCAAAGATGAGGCGTTCCTGGCCAAGGTGGTCGAGGCGGCGGGCAATTCGGCGAGGCGTGGCGACGGAGGTCGGCCACGCACCACCACTCGATTGCCGCCTTCGCTCAACAGTCAAACGGGATCCACGCATCAAGTCGAGGATCCCGATCTCTATGACCCGAGCGACAAGTCGGCCTTCGAGTATGCAACTCGATAGGCCTCCCCAAAAAACACAGGAGGCCTGAACCTGAAAGGCCATCATCATGGCTGTCGCTGGTTCGACCGTCCAAACTAACAACAAACTGATCTTCTTCCGGAAGGAGATGACGCGGGAATACATCCGCGAAAATCTCTTCTCCCCCTACATCGGCTCCGAGAAGACCGCGATCATTCGCGTCATCAACGACCTAAAGAAAGGCGGCGAGCAGATCAACATCCCGCTCATCGCCCGTCTCAAGAACCAACCAGTTGCGACCGGCGTTCTGGTCGGCAACGAAGAGAACATCGACAACTATGGCGATCGATGCTGGATCGACTGGGCCCGCAATGCCGTCAAGATTGCGGCCTCGGAAGAGCAGAAATCATCGATCGATCTGTTCGGCGAAGCCCGCCCACTGCTCGAGGACTGGGGCAAGGAACTGCAGCGTGACGAGATCTGCGACACCCTCTACACGGTGCCGCTCGCCTCGACCGCGCCGGCAGGGCTCGGCTCCAACCAGGGTCAGCGCGTCAACGGCGCGCTGTTCGACCAGGCGACCACAGCTCAACGTAACACCTGGACGACTGACAACGCCGATCGCGTTCTATTCGGCGGTGCCCAGGGCAACTTGGTTGCCGGCAACTTTGCTTCCTCCTGCGCCAATATCACCAACGCGATGGGCGCATCCGCGGCCTCGCTCAACAAGATGAAGCGCCTCGCCAAGCTCGCGAACCCGCGCATTCGTCCCTACAAGCTCAAGAACGGGCGCGAATACTTCGTCGTGTTCGCGAACTCGCTGTCGTTCCGCGATCTGCAGAACGACACGACCATCATCAACGCCAATACGCAGGCTCGGCCTCGTGAAGGCGACGGGATGGAAAAGAACCCGCTCTTCCAAGACGGCGACCTGATGTACAACGGCATGATCATTCGGGAGATCCCCGAACTCACCGTTCGTCTGCCGGTCACCTACACCACAGCAGGAACCGGCGGCATCCAGGTGGCGCCGATGTTTCTGTGCGGACAGAGCGCGATCGCATGGTGCTGGGGCCGCATGCCGATGCCGACCTTCCTCAAGGAGGACGACTATCAGTTCTACCGCGGCGTTGGTGTGCAGATGGCTTACGGTCTGAAAAAGATCGCCAAGCTCAACCCCGCGGGCAACTACAAGGAGTGGGGCATCTACACGGGCATCTTCTACAGCCCGGCTGATACCTGATCGATAACAGCGGCGGCGTCGTGACGCCGCCGCGTCTTCCCATTCCTCACAATAGAAAGGCTCACCACAATGCGCTCGTTCTCGCGCCCCCTCGCGATCTTCTCGGTCGCTATCGGTGCATTGATTGGAGCAACTGCTCTTGTCTATGCGCTCGTCGTGCCGGCAAGCTATCCGCCACGGCAATTCAACACACAACAGACGCACTACCTGCGTTTCTCGTTCCCCTACAACGGCTGCACCCTGGTTGCCGGCACTTGCTCGGTGAAGGTCGGGGCGGTGCCCTACAATGCCTTCATCGTGCGGGCCTACCAGCAGGTCTACACGGCCTTCAACTCAGGAACGACCGACACGATCGGGCTTGGCACCTCTTCCGGCGGCGTCAACATCGTCGCCGCGCAGACGGTCCACGCCGCGACCGCCGGTCTGCCATTGACGGTCGTCGCCGCCAACATCGGCACGGCTGCAACCGGCAACGGTGCCACCCAGACCGGCACCAATGGCGGCTTCGACATCTTCGTGACCTATACCCAAACCGGCGCAGCGCCGAGCGCCGGCAACGCATCGCTCATCGTTGAATATTTCGGCCCCAACGATGGCTCCTGCCAGACTGTGCCGCAGAACTCGACGGCACCAGGCTGCTGATCAATGCGGCGCGGCTCACAGGGCCGCGCCGAACTTTTCTCAACACATCCCTGGATCGAGGTCGGCGCCAGGCGCTGGTGCATCCACTGCGGCTGCTACCAGATCCGCCGCAATGGCGCATGGCGCGACGATCCGGATCTGACCGGGCCCTATCCGAAATACAATCCGACGCCGCTCGTCTGCAGCGAACCTCAAGGAACAGCAATATGACCAAAGTCACCTACACGCCGCTCGAGAACGGCGATCCGATCGAGACCTCGATCACCGGCTCGAGGCTGGCCGATCGCATGCCGGTCACCATCAAGTTTTCAGCCAACAAGCCGGTCGATGTGCCAGATGATCTCGTCATCGACATCATCGAGCGCGTCGTCTCGCGCGACAAGAACGATATCGAGCGCGGCATGGGTGTCGAGCGCAAGATCAAGCTTTCCGATCACCTGCGCGCCAATCCTTACTTTCATGTCGAGGGCACCAAGCAGGCGGCGCCGCCGCAGAGAGGCAAGCCGCGGCTGCCGCAGAAGGCGGAAGAGTATCGCAGTTGGGCGCAGGCCTGGTTTGCGACCAGTCTGTCGCCGGATGAGCTGGGCGAGCGCTGGCAGGCCGAAAGCGAAATGCGCGAGCGCCTCGGCGTCCACGACGACGGCGACGTCGTGCGTTTCCTGCGCCCGTTCTACGAACAGCGCTTTGAAGAGCTGAAGAAGGCCGCAGCCTGATGGCCGTCTCCTCGGCATACCGGACCCGCTCCGATCTGATCACCGCCGCGCTCGGTAAGCTCGGCGCTGCCGCATCGAACCAGGCGCCGGATGTCGAGGACGTCGTCTATATCGACAACGAGATCGACAGCATCTTCCGCAAGCTCGAGGGGCTCGAGCTGGTCTTCGTCCCCGATCGCGGTCAACCTGGGCCCGCCGGCGGCAGCATTCCAGGCCAGTATTTCGATGATCTCGCCGCGATCGTCTGCGACCTCTGCTCCGCGAAATTTGGCGCCTCGACGGCAGATGCCGCCGGCTACACCCAAAAAGGCCTCGGCCATCCGCCAGGCACCGGCGCAGCCGCTCTGAGCCTGCAGAAGATGGCGCGCGGGCGGGCGACCTACGAGGTGCAGAGGACCGAGTATTTCTGATGGCGACAGGCGATGCGCCAGTCGAGATCCCGTGGCCGACGTCGAGCTTCCCCGGCGCGGATCCGCAGGAGGGAGCTGGGCGCCTCATCAATGTCTACGCCGAGCCGCTCGGCTCGACAAAGCCGGCGCAGGCCGGCATCCCGGTAAAAGGGGACATCGTCTGGCGATCGGGGCCAGGTCTTTCGATCCACGCCATCACCGCCCAGACCGGCTACCGCGGCGGCTTGATCGTCGCCAACCTGTCCTACGAGGTCTTCGCCGCCCAGGCGCTGACCGCCGACATCAACGGCGTCGTCGCGCTCCTGGGCGTCCTGCCAGGCACGAGAGGCGTGAGCATCGCGCGCAACAACGCTGGCTCGCCCAACGTCATCGCGGTTGACATCGACAACGGAGCCTTCCGGCTCGATGGCGGCGCGGTCGTTGCCTACAACGCCGCCGGCATTCTGCCGCAGCCGAAATCGGTCTGCTTCCAGGACGGCTATCTGATCTTCGGCATCGCCGATCGGCGCGTGTTCGCGACCGACATCAACGCCCTGACGATGAACGCGCTCTGCTTCACGACGGTGCAGGCAAAGTCATCGGACACGCTGATGCGAACGATCGCCTTCTCGGGGCTGTTGTTCGTGTTCTGCTCATCGGCGACCGAGGTGTGGCAGGACACCGCGCAGCCTTATCCGGCGTTCCCCTACAGCCGCCTGGTCGTCATGGAATTCGGACTGATCCAGGAGAACGCGATCGCCGGCTTCGAAGACGGCTTCGGCGTCCTGCATTGGGTGGCGCAGGATTACGGCGTCTACCAGCTCGTCCCCGGCAGCCTTGCGCCATTGAAGATCTCGCCGCCCGATCTCGATCGGCTGATCGAGACCCAGGTCAAGACCGGCAACAAGGTCGATGCCGGCTGCTACATCGTCTCGGGCCGCAAGATGTTCGTGCTGTCGTCGCAGGCCTGGAGCTGGGAATTTAATCTGTCGACGCAGAAATGGAACGAGCGACAGAGCCTGCAGCCGAATGGATCCTTCGGACGCTGGCGCGCCGCGCGCGGCCATCCGGCCTTCGGCAAGTGGCTCTGCGGCGACATGCTCAGTGGCAATCTGTTGTACGTCGATCAGACCAACCGCACGGAGGTCAACAATCCACTGAGCTGCCAGCTCTGGAGCGCGCCGGTCGAGGATTTTCCGAACCGCATGAGGATCGCGCGGGCGGATTTTGAATTTACGGTGGGCGTCGGGCGCAACCAGCGCTCGCTCTTGATGAACGTCACTGGCGCCGTCGCCGGCAACCTCGGCATCGTTCGCCTGGGGGTCAACGCGACGTCAGGCGTCGTCACCGGCGACACCGTCGTCGTCGCCGGCATCACCGGCACCGTCGAGGCAAACGGCAACTGGACTGCGACCGTGATCGATCCAACGCACCTCGAGCTGCAGGGCTGCGTCTTCCACAATGCCTATGTCTCCGGCGGCACGGTCACCGACATCACGCCGACGCCGGAAATGGTCGATCCGCAGGTTGGGATCGAGATCTCGACCGACGGCGGCGCCAACTGGAGCAACCCCTGGGTTCGAGCGCTCGGCAAGCAAGGCGACACCAACCACCGCATCTCGGTGAAGAATTGCGGCATGACGGGCTCGACCGGCGTGATGTGGCGCTGGACGATCAGCGCGCAGGTGTTCGTCTCCTTCATGGGCGCCAAGCAATCGACTGACATGCGGAAATTCTAAATGCCGCCGATCAAGACACCATTGTCGCCGGCAAACACCACGCAGGTGATCAGAGACCAGAACCCGACCGATCGGCAGAGCTTCTGGCAGAAGGCAGTCGATCAGCTCTTGAAATCGCCGACCTGGGACTGGCCGGTCCTCAAGCAGAACGGTAACCCCGTTCTCGACGTCAGCAATGAAGGATCCGCCGCTGGCCAGGTGATCACCTGGGCACCAGGGCCGAAATATCCGGCAGGCGACGGCAGCCTCATCACCAACCTCAACCTGCCGAGCATTCCCGGGCGTTTGGTTGCGGGAACGGCTGCGGTGATGAACCCGATTGCAGCCAACGGAAATGCGAGCGCGGCACACGCATTGGGAGCTACGCCGAATGCTGTTCTTTGGTACTTGGAGTGCATCACGGCAGAACACGGTTACGGCATTGGAGACAGGGCGTTCATTACTTTCAACAATCCTCCGGTCGTTTTTGCAAACGCAGCGAACGTAGCCATCACTGTCCAAGCGAACCTTCCAGCACTCGTTGATATAGCCACACACGGATCTTTTATTCTCACGGCGGCGAACTGGAAGGTTGTCGCCACTCCCTACAAACTGACTTAGCGGAGCCACCATGGGCCTCTTCGACATCTTCGGCACTGGCGATCAGCAGCAGGCGGCGCAGGATCAGATCAATGCGCTTCGCGCTGGTCAGACGGCTGCGACGGGCGACGTCAATACCGGCTTGCAAAACCTGCAGACGAGCTACGCCGCAGGCCTTGCTCCGCTCACCCAGAATTACGCGACAACCTCGGCTGGCACCAATCAGCTCGCCAACCTGCTCGGCTTCGGCCCGCAAGGCGGCGCTGGCATGCAGCAGACGATGGAGAACCTGCCGGGCTATCAGTTTGCGCTCGGGCAGGGGACACAGAACGTCCAGCGCACCAACGCAGCTCAAGGCTTCGGCGGCGGCGGTTCATCCGGCAATGTCGATAAGGCGATCGCCGACTACACCGCCGGCCTCGCGAGCCAGAACTACAACAACTACGCCTCGCAGCTCCAGCCGTTCCTCACCGCCGGCGTCAACACCGGAGGCCAGATCGGCACCCTCGAGGGCGCACTCGGCAACCAGCAGCTCGGCGCCGGCACGACAAAGGCCAACATCGACTACGGCACCAATGTCGGCATCGGCAACGCGCAGGCCAGCTCCGATCTCGCCGGCCTCAATGCATCGGCCAATATCTGGGGCGCGCTGATGGGCGGCGGCAAGCTCGCGAGCGGCCTCTTCGGCATGCTCGGATAGGAGAAACCAAATGGCAGCATGGGATAATCCGGTCGCGGCGCCGAACTACAATCCAGCGCCGAATTTCGGCTCGAATTTAGCAACGCAGCTCGGCAGCCTGCTGCAGCGACCACAACAGCAGCAGCAACAGCAGCCGCTGCCAGGTCAACAGCAGCAGCGATTGCTTGGGCCAATCCAAGGTCAGCCGACGAACATCCAGCCGCAACTGCCGCTCGCGCAGCGGCTCGCAGCGCTGCTCGGTAATTTCGGCCAGCCGCAGGGCAATCAGGGGACACCTGGCGGGACGGGCGCCAATCCATACGGTGGCCAGGGGATCTACTGATGGCAGCCTGGGACAACGTCTCGCTTCCCGGTGCGCCGGCGGCGCCGTCTTATGCTGCGCCGCTGGTGAATTTTGCGCCGCTCGGCAATCTCGCCAACGATTATTTCCAGGGCACCCAGCAGAAGCGAACGCTGGCGCTGCAGAGCGCATTCAAGGATGGCCTGCCGCGCGATGAGAACGGCAACCTCGACATCAATTCGATGGCCGACACGCTGGCGCGTCTCGGCGGTGCCGACGCCGCGCAGCCGCTGATGAAATTGCAGATCGAGCAGCAGATCGCCAAGGGCAACGCCGGCGCAATCGGCGCAGGGGGCACCACACCAGGCGCCCAGCCTGACACCGGATATGCGCCGCCGACGGCGAGGCCGGCGGTGCCGGAACACGGAATTCCCGGTGGCACCGGCGCTGGCGGCACTGGTGTGCAGCCTCCCGAGCAGCAGCCGCAGGCCGCGGCGCAGCCGGACACGCTGACCAATATCGTGCGCGCAGGGCTCAAAGATCCAAACCGATTTGACGATGTGATGAAGGTCGCCAAAGGCAGTCTCGGCATCGATGATTTTACGACGGTCGATCCGAACAGCCCAGCAGGCAAGAGGGTGGCGAGCTTCATCAACTCGGCTAACGGCAACCCAGGCTTCACGCCGACCGGCGGTACCGCGGGCCAGCCGGCGCCCGCGCCGCAGACCTTCGCGCAGCGGGCCGATCAGGCCTTCACGCCGTTTCAGAACGGCGGCGTTGCACTGCGGGCTCCGGCGGCTTCCGATCTTGAGGCGAGGGCGCGGCAGTTTGAGAACAACGCAAACGTAGCCTCCCGACGAGCTGCTTCGATCGGCGGTTTTGAGGGCCAGGGTCCGGCAGCAGCCGCGCTCGAAAAATACGCCGAGGGGCAGATGGCGCAGGCCAAGCTCCTGCGCGAGCAGATCGCGAAACAGCAAGAGCAGACGACAGAGGAAAAAAATGTCAGCAGCGGCGCCACCGCGCAAACCGAACTGGTCAAGAGCAACATCAAGCGCGGCGAGCTGGCCTACGGCGGCATCACATCCCAGGCGACACAGTGGGAGCGCGACCTAAAGCCTTACAATGATATTGCGAAGGCGGTGGTCAATGATCCGAGTACCTGGACCGGCATCGGTGCAGAGGCCCGTCTTGATGTGAACAAGCTCATTGCAATCTACGGCGACAAAAAAGGCGCCATGATGCAAGAGGCTCTGCAAAAGGTCAGGGCATCCAGCGTTCTAGGCCAAATGAATGTAATGAGAGATCAGATGCAGGAGGCTGGCTCACAATCGGGCCGCATCTTCGCGCAATACGCGGATCTCGCGCAGCAGGCGTCACCGGGAATGGAAACGACCCTTGGCGGCAATCGCTTCCTGGTCAATGTGCAGTCGCGCATGGGTGAACTGTCAAGCAAGGTCGCGCAGGAGGCGCGCACCTACAAAGCCGCACACGGCTATCTCGATGCCGGCTGGGATCAGCATCTCGCGAATTACATGCAAACCAACTCACCGTTTACCAAGGCGGAGATGGCCGAGCCGGCGTTACTTGGCGCGCCGACAATGCCGGCCTTCAACGATCCGAAAAAGGTTGCGGCCTGGGCAGCGTCGATGGGTGTCAGGCCGGGCGAGCCGGTGAGAACGCAGACGGGGCGCTACGTCGTTCCCATCCCGGCGCCTCGACAGGCACCAGCTCAACCAGCTCAACCAGCCGGCCAAGGCATGCTGCAGCCGGGGCAGACATGAGCGACAGCTATGGTGTTGCTCCAGGGACCGGCAACGAGCCTGGTCTGCCGCCGATCAACCTGCCGTCCTTCGGCGGTCCTCCGCAGGCACCTCCGCAGTCGCAGCCGCTGCAGGTCACCGTTCACCCCAAGCCCCCTGCTGTAAATCGCGCCGACGGCGCCGCTGCGGCGGCGATGCCGGAATACGTCCCGCAGGCCGCGCCTGCTGCCGCAGCAGATGCGGAGGATGGCGCAGCCGTCACGGCGATGCCGGAATATGTGCCAAACCCCGACACGGCGCCGCTTCCGGAGCCGGGCCCTGTCGATCGGCTGGGGGCGCGGCTGGCGGCGCCGGGCTTTGTTGATCGTGTCAAAAACCTCTGGGAGCATCCGCCGGCAGGGCCTTCGATCGTCGGCGACATTCTCAAGCCGCTCTGGAGCGCAGCAACCCTGCCGGGCGATGTGCAGGCCGGCAAAGTAGATCCGATGTCGGATGCAGGAATAGGGCGGGCCTGGGAGGCTGCGAAGGTTCTCTCGCCGATCAATCCAGCGATCCGCGCCGGCGATCTTGCGATCCCAGGCGTGAGGACGCGGGCATCGCCGGAAGCGCAGGCTGCGATCTCGCCGGCGGCAGCAGCTCAGAGGCAGGGCATTGCGCTGCCGAGCGCAATCGCAAATCCAAGTCCGTTCACGCGCATTCTCGGCCAGGTCGTCAGCAAGGCGCCGGGTGGCAGCGTTCTGAGCCGCGCGATCGAGAACGCCTCAAACCAGACCGAGGGCGCAGTCACCAGGACCGCATCTGCGCTCGGTGCCGCAAATCCGGCTGAAGCGGGCGCCGCATTTTCACAAGGCATTCAGACCGGCTTCAAGCCGGCAATTAAAAAGGTCGTCGGCGATGCCTATGATCGCGTCGATGCGCTGGTCGATCCGAATGTCACGACGCCGCTCACCGCAACGACCAAGGCTGTGTCAGACATCATGGCCGAGCGCCAGGCCGGCGCCATGGATCCGTACAGCTCTGCGGTGAAATTAGTCTCCGAGGGCGTCACGCGGCCAGAGGGTCTCAGCTATACGGGCATCAAAAGCCTTCGCAGCAGCATCGGCGAAATGATCGACACTGGGACGTTCCCCGAGGGCATGTCGCAAACTGAGCTGCGGCGGCTCTACAAAGGGCTCACTGCTGATCTGAAAAATTCAGTCGCCCAAGCCGGCGGCAAAGATGCGGCCAATGCGTTCAACTACGCCAACACCTTGGCGAAAAACGCAGCCGCCTGGAAGGACAGCATCGCCAAGGTTCTCGGACCCGAGAGCCGCAGCAGCGAAGGCATTGCAGCAACCATCACCAGGATGGCCGGCAAGGGGCCGACGGCAGACATCGAGACGCTGCTTCGCGCGCGAACTGCGGTGCCAAAATCGGCCTGGGCCGAGGTTGCGTCAAATGCGCTCGCGCGCCTCGGGCGCGACAAGGCGGGGAATTTCAGCCCGCCGCGGTTCTTCTCTGACTATGGTAATTTGTCGAAGGAAGGGAAGGCCGCGCTGTTCGGCGGCGCCGGCTCGGATAATTTGCTGCCGTTCCTCGATGAGATCCATCGCGTCAGCAAGGCATTCAGCGAAGCTGGGAAACTCGCCAACGTATCCGGCACCAGCTCGCACAATGTCGCGGCTGCTGCCCTCGGCGCCGTCGCCGCGGGCGTGGCTCACCTGTCTTGGGTAGAGCCCGTCACCGCCGTCACTGCGGCGGTTGGCGCCTATGGCACCGCGCGCATTTTGGCTCGGCCAGCGACCGCCGCCGCTATGGCGCGATGGGCCCGAGCCTCGCTCGCCTTCAAGCAACGGCCAGGCGCGATCGCCGGCACGGCGATGATAAGGGCGAGCATCGATCTCTCGAGGACCGCCAGGAGCTACGGCATCAACGTCTCGCCTAAAGAGCTGCTGAATGCCACGCAGGGCACCCAGCCAGTTCGCGCCGATCAGCAGCCAACAAAATGACCACCACGGTGGCACGATGAGCCAGATCAGCGTGAAGTAAAGCAAAAACGCGGCGTTCAGGATCCGCGTCTCCCCAGATCGGTAGGCACTCATGAAACGGTTTCTCTCCGTAATCGCGGCGCTGTGCTTTGCTACGCAGGCGTTTGCCGCGGGTACCATTCCCGTAGCGCTGGTGCAACAGTTTAATGCCAACGGGCTGCCGCTCGTCAACTGCCAGCTCTCGATCTACGTCGTCGGAACGGTCGCTTCTCCCCAATATGCCTACCAGGATACCGCACTAACCCAGATCCTGCCCTGGCCGGTGACCTGCGACAGCACGGGCCGGCTGCCGATGTTCTACCTGGCCGACGGTTCGGTGCATGTGCGGCTGACCGACGTCGCCGGCGTCGTCCAGTTCGACTACCCCTCGATGCTGGTGATCGGGCCGTCCTCTGGCGGCGGTGGTGGTGGCGGCACGGTCGATCCGACGACGATCGCGGCGACCGGCGACATCAAGTTTCGGCTGACCACTGAATTCCTCACCGGCTGGGTCAAGCTCAACGGCCAGACCATCGGCAGCGCCACCTCGGGTGCTACAGGTCGCGCCAACGCCGACACGCAGAACCTCTACGTCTATCTGTGGACGAATTGCCCGAACGCGCACTGCGCGGTCGCCGGCGGGCGAGGCGGAACGGCGCTCGCTGATTTCGGCGCCAACAAGCAGATCGCGCTGCCCGACATGCGCGCGCGCGTCCTCGCCGGTCTCGATGACATGGGCACGACGGCTGCGGGGATCCTGCAGACCAAAAACATGACCGGGGCCGGCGACACCGTGACGACGCCAGGCGGCATCGGCGGCGAGGCGGTCCACACGCTGATCGCTGCGGAAGCGGCGATCCTCACCTTGACATCGACGGTCACCGATCCTGGGCACACTCACACGCTCACTCCGAACTTGGTTGGCCCAGGCGGCGCCGGCTATCAGGCCGGCGGGAATAACGCCGCCGGAACCGGCACCACCTCCAGCAGCATGACCGGCGTCACTGTCGCCACGACGAGCAACGCCGGCGGCGGCTCGCACAACGTCACGCAGCCCTTCATGCTGGGCACCTGGTACGAAAAGCTCTGATGTACCAGAACCCAATCAACCTGCAGCAGTTCTCCAATCGCGAGGATCTCATCCTCTCGATGGGGATCTACGACGACGACACCTTCGAACCGATCGACCTGGTGCGCGCCTCGACCGCGACCGGGCAGGCCTTCACCTCAAACGCCTGGACCGTGAAGGACGGGGCGATCGTCACCACCTCGGCAACGCAGCTCACCATCCCGGCCCTCCCGGTCAACGCGCAGCTCTCCGCGCTTGCGCTCACCGTGGCGCCAGGTCTTGCCATCCAGGGCGGCGATCCGATCACGATTGCCGACACGGCGACGGGCAAGAACACGATGTCGGGATATGTCTTGAGCTACGCGATCGCGACCGGCGCGCTCGTCGTCCAGATCGGCTTCACGTTTCAATTCGAGATCCGCAAGGTCGGCCCGAACTGGCAACCTGGCGCCGTCGGCTACACGGCATGGTTCGACGTCGGCGTCAGCAACCAGCAGCCGGTCATCATCGGCTCGCTCGCCAATTACATCTCGATCATCGATGTCGGGATGCTGCAGATCGACATCCCCGAGAGCAAGATGCGCGCGCTCACCGCCGACACTTACGGCTGTGCCCTGACGCTGACCGATAGCGTCAGCACCAGGCAGATCTTCCTCGCCACGCTGCCGATCCTGTGGGGTGGGGTGACCAACTGATGGCGAGGATCCCCAAGATCCGCGTCAATACGCCGGTGACGTTTCCGACACTGGTGCAGGGCTCTGGCCCGGTCACCGTCACCAAGAAGAACGGTATCTGGACAATCGGGCTTGCGGGCAGCGCATACGGTCCACCGAGCCTCACGGTCCTCGGTGGCCTTTATGCGAACCCAGGCGCGCCGCACAAATGGGTCTACTCGATCAACAACGACGGCAGCGTCACCCTGACGCAGCCGACCTACGCCGACATTGCCGGGACGCCGCTGCCGAGCCGACCAGCTCTGACTGCGAACCTCTCCTTGTATGTCAATCCATCGACAGGCAACGACGGCAACAACGGCCTAACAGCCGGAACGGCCTTCGCCACCCTTCTGAAGGCGTGGAGCGTTGTTTGTGGTTACGATCTCAACAACAAAAACGTCAGCATCAACCTCGCGGCTGGCACAGAGACGGGCGGCATCAGTTCGGCTCTAGCGCCCGTTGGCACGGGCACGATCTTCGTTGTCGGCGCCGGCTCTGGCACCACGACGATCAGTGTTCCCGCGTCTCAGTGCTTCCTGATTGCTCCAAGCACTCCAGTGACGGTGTCCATTCAGGGTGTGACCCTTACGTCAACCGGCGGTCATGGGATTATCGCGTCGGGCTATGGCGTCCTTGTTGTTCTCAACGGTGATGTGAATTTCGGCGTAGTCGCCGGCGATCATATGTATGCGACCGCGGGCGGGCGCATTTCGGTGACCACGCCCTACACGATCTCTGGCGGTGCGTATTCTCATATGTTTGCCCAGCAGGGTGGTCAGATCCTTTTGTCGAGCATCGCGGTCACGATTTCTGCAAACGTCGCAATCTCCATCTTCGCCAGCGCGGACAGTCTCGGGTTGGTCAGCGCCTACGCTGTGACCTATGCGCTTGGCGGGCACACCGTGACGTCCACTCGTTATTACGTCACGGGAAACTCCGTCGTCTACACCAACGCCGGCGGCGCGAACTACTTCCCCGGCACCATTGCCGGCGCAACGGCAACCGGCGGGCAGTACATCTAAATGAGCATGGTCGAAGACACCCGCGTCAATGTGCCGGTGCCATTCCCGACGCTCGTGCAGTCGTCGGGACCAGTCATCGTCAGCAAAAAGAACGGCATCTGGTCTATCGGGCTGTCGGTTGCCGGCATCCCGCCGCAGACGCCGCCGCCTGGCAGTCTGGCGACCGATTACGTTCTGGTCTGGGACAGTGTCGCGCAGACCTGGATCACGGTGCCGCTGTCGGCGCTGGGCGGCAGCGGTGGCGGCATCGGAGAAGCGCCGAACGACGGCCAGCAATACGGCAGGCAATCGCTCGGCTGGACTGTGATTACGGGAGGAGGAGGCGGTGGGCCACCGGCGCCGGTGTTCGATACCGCGGCGGGCACCTACAACGTGACCACCGAACAGGTGCTGCTGGTCAACAAGACAGTACCGGCGGCGAACAACGTGCAGCTCCCGGCTGCGTCAGGTAGGGGCGGCGTTGCGATCGTCGTCAAGGATTATGCCGGCAACGCTGCGACCTTCGCGATCTCGATCTTACCCAACGGGGCCGAGAGGATCGATGGCCTTGCGACATTGCCGATCAATTCGAACTACGGCGGCTTCAAGCTTGTCCCGATCTCGACAGGCGGATGGTACATCTCACCATGAAAAAACTGCTCGCTCTCGCGCTGCTTCTCCTGGGCGGCGCCGCGCATGCACAGGGCACTGGGCAACTCGGCTCTGGCCAGGTGTGGGGAAATTCCAGCGCCTCGCAAGCGATCGCATCGCCGACCAATCTGTGGGCGCTCATCAATCGAAATTGCTCGACGCCAGGAACGGGCAGTATTCCGTTCATGGGCGCGGCAAATCTGAGCTGCGTCGTTCCTGGAAGCACAACGCAGGTTCTGCACGGCGGCACGGCGCCGGCTTTTTCGGCGGTCGCTCTCGGGACTGATGTATCGGGGACGCTTGGCGCGGCGCAATTCCCCGCGCTAACGGGCGATGTGACGACCTCGGCTGGATCGCTCACGACAACGCTGGCGACCGTCAACGCCAACGTCGGCACATTCGGCAGCACGACAAATTGCGTCACCTACACGGTCAACGGCAAGGGCCTGGTTACGGCATCGTCGCAAGGCACTTGTGCGCCGGCGATCGGCAGCGTCACAGGCCTCGGCACCGGCGTTGCAACAGCACTCGGGGTCAACGTCGGATCCTCCGGCGCGTTTGCCCAGTTGATCGCCAGCGGCGCACTGGCACTGTCTACGAGTGCGATCGCGTCTGCCGCTTGCACAACGGCGCAAACCGCGACCGCCACCGGCACCCTCACAACCGATGCCATCATTGCGTCATTCAACGGCGATCCGACCGCCGTCACGGGGTATATTCCGCTCACCTCCGGCATGCTGACCATCATCCCCTATCCGACAGCGAACACGGTCAATTTCAAGGTCTGCAATAACACCGCCGCCTCGATCACACCTGGCGCGGTCACCATCAATTGGCGGGTGGTGCGGTGAAATTGCTCGCTCGCCTGCTGTTCCTGCTGGCGACCGCCGCGCTGGTCGGTGGTCAGTCAATCCCGTGGCCGGGACCAGGCGCTGCTGTAACTTCTTCTGGACCTGCGACACCGCAGACCATTTTCCTCACCACCACTGGCGCCGGCACCTGGACGGTCCCTGCCGATTGGACAACCACCAATTCTATTGAGGTCATCGCGGGTGGGGGCGGTGGCGGCAATTCCAGCACTGTCAGATCCGGTGGCGGCGGAGGCGGCGGCGGATATTCCATCACGCCGAATATCACCACCCTCACGCGGGGCGCTGTAATCAACATCGGCGTAGGAGTGGGAGGAGCCACCGGAACAGCCGGTGGCGATACATGGTTCAACGGCACGGCGCTCGCGGGATCCTCTATTGGAGCGCAGGGCGGTGGGCCAGGCGGCAGCAGCGCAAGTGGAACTGGTGGCGCGGCGGCGTCTGGTACTGGAACGACCAAATACAGCGGTGGTGCTGGCGGCTCAGTAGGGGGCGGAACATCCGCTGGAGGCGGCGGAGGTGGAGGCTCCGGTGGGCCATTCGGTAATGGCGGGGCTGGTGGTTCGGAGACAAGCAGCGTTTACGGTGATGGAGGTGGTGGTGGCGGCGGCGGTTCATCTGTCACTCCCGTTAATACGCAGGCGGGCGGCAACAACCATCTCGGCACCGGCGGTGGTGCCGCTGGCACGAACGGCACGGCAGGCGGCGGCGGAGGAGGCTCGACGCAAGGCGGCGCTAATCGCCCCGGCAACGGGGGCCCCGGCACCGAATGGGATGCCACGCACGGCTCTGGCGGAGGCGGTGGTGGCGCTAACGGCAACCAGTCGGGCGGAGGAGGTGGCACTGGTGGTCTCTACGGTGCGGGTGGCGGAGGCGGCATGACCACGAACGCCCCGGCTGGACCTGGCGCACAGGGCATCATCGTCATCAAGTATCAATAGGCTCAATGGGCCTCCTCGAGCATAGCGCCAAGGCGCTGCACAGCCTCGCCGATGCCATGAAGGCGCAGCCGATCGCGCTCGCGCTCATCGTCATCAATCTCTTGTTCCTCGGCACCGCGGTCCTGGTGCTGCGCGACGTCGCGCTCAACGCGCGCGAGCGAGAAATCTCCGACAGCAAACTGCTGTCGCAGATCCTGCGCGACTGCGCGGTGAAGAAGCCCGACAGCAACAGAGGAGAGTGATCGATGAGACGAGCGTTCCTTGGCCTCGCGGCCATCGCATGCCTCGCCGGATCCCCGGCACAAGCGCATCATTTTGTCTGCGGCCTGGTGCAGCGGCTGCACTACAATCTGCCGCCAAAGTACAATCTGGCGTTGGCCTGGGCAGGCCTGCCTCATACCTATGCACATGCCGGCGCCGTCGTCGTCCAGAGGCGACCTGGCCGCGCGCTCGGCGGCGGTCCCGGTGGTCATGTGTCAAGGATCGTTGCGCTGCGCGGCCAGTGTCGGGCGTTGGTTGCCGACGAGAGGGGCACCTACGAGCGCGACATCTGCAGCCGGCTCGTCGCCTACGTCAGCCCTCGGTAGCGTTCCACCTCAACTTGGCCGGCGTCCCTTCAGTGGGGCGCCGGCTTTTTTTGTCTCTTTTCGGACCCGATGATTTTGGCCAGCATGTCGCGGACGATGGCCTCGACCCTGATGTCATCGATGATCTTGAGCTGCTCGAAGATCTCTTGCCGCAGCCGCGTATTGAGCCGCAGATCGACGCGACCTGCATTGCGCTCGTCATCGAAGAACGCAGAGATCGGCACCTTGAAGATTTTCGCAATGGTCTCCAGCCGACCGGCACCGATGCGGTTGGTGCCCTTCTCGTATTTCTGGATCTGCTGAAAGGTCAGCCCGAGAGCATGGCCGAGATCGGTCTGGGTCATGTCGGCCCTGATACGAAAGACACGCAGTCGCCCACCGACGTTAATGTCTGCCTGCGTTGGCGTTTTTCCCATGGCTTCCCTCTGATGTGTTTTTGTACATTTCGTACGTTTCGTCGCCCACTTCACCGATCGGCTCACCCATGATGACCTCGCCAAGCCAGATCGTGAGGTTCTCGCCCTGGCGGCAGCCGATGCGATCGGTGCAGTAGAAATTCTGCGCGGCGCCGCCGCGCGGGCCTGGGATCATCGGGGCGCCGCAGCTCCCGCATTTGATGGAAGGCCCCATCGTCACAGCCATGTCTCCATGATGACGGGATCGTCGCCCGCGCAGCGCATCAATCTTGTCAGCCCAGGCGGGATGATGGCGCGCAGTTTGTCGGGATCGTCGGCATACCAGGCTTCAGGGCTGACCTGGGCGTCGCCCGTCCGCATGGCAAACTGCGCGCGCAGTACGAAGCCTTCCCGGAAATCGCGCGGGTGGTCGTAGATCACCCAGAACGTGACGGCGTCCTTCGGGAGCGGGAGCTGCTCTGGCAATGCGACAGCGATCATGCGAGGCCTGCCGCGCGTCGAGCGGCGCGGGCGTCTGCCTCCGTTTTGATGATGCCGATCGACTTGACGCCGACCAGGATCTCCGGAGGCATCGGGATCTGCTGGCGCGTCGGCCTCCAGAGGTGAAGGCAGTGCGGGTGATTGTTGACGTAGGCGCTCGCCGGCGGGTGGAGCTGCATGACGCATTCCTCGTCGCTCCAGAACAGCGATTTGACGAACGACATCTCGATCCAGTTGGGGATGCGCCGGCGCGTCGAGACGCTGACATGCTCCCAGCCAGCGCTTTCAGGATCGCTGGCGTCACAGGCAAGGATCGCGAGCCGCTCGCCGCATGGTCCCGGCACCGAGAAGGCGCCATAGGGCGCGCCGACTGGGCTGCGATAGGCACGATCGTGGATCCGGTATGCCTCGAGCTTGGGTGAGAGCTGCATTATGCGCGGCCTTTCATTTCCGGTTGGCCTTCGAAGCGCGTGATCATCTCCTTCATCAGGGTGACGACGTCTTTGCGATCGGCACCGTTGGAGATGTAGTTGCAGCGTCCGCTGCCGACATCGTCGTACGGGAACACCATCAGCACAAAGCCGGTCTTGCGATCCTTGCCCTTGGTCTCGCCATTGAACATCTCATCGAGGCCTTTGGCGACAGCGTTCATCAACTGTCGGTATTCCTCCTGGATCGGCGCATCGCCGAGGCGGTGTTCTGGCATGTGCGGGCCTGGGTTAGTGTCACCAGAACTTGCGAACGAAGTGGAAGGCGACGTAGATGACCAACAGGATCACGAGGTCACCGATGACGATATTCATTGGGCACCTGCGCCGCCGTTGGCCTTTTTCTTTTGCTTCTTCTTTTTGGCGTCAGGATGGTGCTTGAGGAAGAATTTGGTCTGCTTCTCGATCTCCTCCCTCCAGTCGAGACCGCGGGCCTTGCGAAAACCGACGACGACGGTGCCATCGGCTCGCAGCTCATCGTGTCGGACATAGCCCAGCGCGCCGGTCACCTGGGTGATGGTTGCGTTCTGCGGGCGTTTGGTGGTGCCGTCGAACCAGTTGTCGAGCGTGGCTGTTGCCACGCCTGAGATCGCATGCACCATCGAATTCTTGAGATGCTCATCGCTCCTCACCACGGTGCGGATGGCGTCGATGATGGGGTCTTTGTCGATCCAGCGATAGTTGCGGTAGTGCAGGGTGACGCGCGCCATGGTCAGGCCTCCTTCCGCGCTTTGCGATGACGCATGCGGTCACGAATTTTTGCGGTCAGGGTATAGTCGCCATCCTTGAGCTGGATCTCGCCATCCTTGCGCATTTTGTGCAGCACAGAATTGACTGAGTGGCCCGAGCGGCCATTGGTGGCAAAATATTGGATGAGCTGCGCGCGCGTCATCGGCGGCTTGCTGTAGAGCGCGTTGCAGACCAGTTCTTGCCCGGTCTCTTCAAATTGTGGACGCGGCTTACCCTTTGCCGCCGACGGGCCGTGGCTGCCGTTCGGCTTATGCTCGATGTCGAGGTTGAGCTTGGCAACGCCGCGCATCTTCGACAGCAGGTGCAGCACTCGACCGACAGCGACCTCTTCAACCTCAATGTGGATGGGGAAAAGCTTGGGCATGGATCCTCCTGGGCGCATACTTATGCGTATAAAAATATACCGATGGTTGCGCCAAGTCCAGGCAGTAAAAAGCCGCCCCTGGGGACAGGGGCGGCTTTTTGTGTCGAAAATTGCTCAGTTTTTAGTCAACATCTTCCGGCTTGAGCTTGAGCCTCACCATGAGCCGCAGCAGTTTGGCGACGGCGCCGGGCACCGGGCTCTCGCCCAGCGCCCAGCTCCTCGAGGCTCGCTCCTGGACGCCCAGGAAGGGCCCCGCCTTACGCTGCGACAGGCCGACCGCGGCGATCGCGGCGCGGTATTGCTTCGGGGTCATCCTACTGCTCTCGGTGCTTGACATCGCTGGTGCCTTCGACGGTGAAGGTGTCGCCGGCCTCGAGGTGGGCGACCTGGTGGATCATCTCCACCAAAGCGCGCTTGATGTCGGCCTGCTTCTCGACCTCGCGGCGGTCCAGCTCGCCGGCGCGGTTCGACATGGTGATCAGATACATCATTGCACCCTTTCGTTAACAGACTTTGCCCAGAACATGAGAACCAGCCAGAACGCAACAGCTAATGGCCAGGCGTAGACGATCGCCAGGAGGCTCATTACGCCATGTCCAGGAGCGCCCTCCGTCGCCAGACCGAGGAAAGGCCAGACGACTAATCCAAGCAAGCCTGCGCTGCCAATCGTGATCGGTAGCGAGCTGGGGTGTGAACTATTGAGCGAGATGCGCGCCGGCAAAAACGCAACATACGCGGCAGCAATGAAGGCCATGACCGAGACTGCCGGGAAGTAGACGATGGCAAAAACGATGAACATCAGCATTTCCATAGTGTGGCTCCTTTAGGGTTCGATTGGGTCTGAAGGGGTTTTCGGGACGGCGCGCTTCGCCGCCGCGATCTGGGCTTTCGTCGGGCCGTCCTGACGGCTCTTGCCGTTGGGGAAGAAGCTCACGACGTTGCCCTTGAGGATCCGGCGCTCGCGCGTGAAGCGAAAATGCCAGAGCGGCATGCCATCACCCTCGGTGGCTGTGTCGTAGCGCACGATCTTGCCGGCCTCGTCGCGCACCGCCTTGACGGTCGAGCGCTTGCGGTAGAATTCCACGAGGCCTCCGAGGTAGTGATCACCGCAGTCGTCGGTGATGTAGGCGACGGTGGTCGCGGGACGCCGGCCCGCTGAGGAGCCAGCGTTCCACATGACCAGGGCCCACGGGCAGACCAGCGCTGATCCGAAATGCTGTGTCATGATCACCCCACGTTTTCTGAGTTGAAAATTCTGGCCAGCTCGGCGCGCACCTTGCGGGTCTTCTCTAGCTCGATCTCCGCCAGAGCGGCGCGGCGCGTGAGCTGTGTCCGCTCATTATGGCCGTTCACGAAATGGCAGCCTGCGCTGAAGGTCTGCTCGACCGGCGTGGCGTTCCACAGCGCGGTGGCCGAATAGCCGGCCTCGGCGCTGCGGGGATCGGTGAGGAACACGCCGAGGCC